AAACCCGCACGGCGAGGAAACGGGCAGGAATCCAAGCGGTACGGGTTTATACTCAAATAAAATTACACTCACGCGATCTGCCCATCGCATATTCAAATATACCCTAATTAACTTTATATCCCAAATCCTCTTTAACTTTTTCTTGGTTAGCCATTCGGGCATTGTATTTAAAACCTCTTAGTTCGGGTTCCTTCATTTGTATTTGCCTACGGGCGCGGGTAATTGTTTGTGCGTCTGTTAATTTACCCGTGGAATATAATTTGCAAAATTCCATAAACTCAAATGTTTTAAGGTATTTATTATGATTTAAACCTAATTCAAACATCCAATATTTGATGGTCAATAATTTATCGTGGTCCCTAGTCAATGGGTATTCGGTTAAAATACGCCTAACTTCGTCTTGTATCTTTTTCATTAGAACGGCAATTGGTCTTTGACTTCCTTGATACGCGCGTCGTATAACTTCGACATTGAATCCTCGCCAGTGTTAACGTAATGCTCTAAAAACGTCGCTACTTTGGTTAGGTCGTGTAATTGAATGTCGCCATTTATTACAAGATCACCCGCTACCTTTAGCACCGACATACGGGCTATTTTCTTATCGGTTTCGGGGTCCTTCTTATAACCACCCCCAAACGATTGTTGTTGTTGTACTGGCTTGATTGTGTAAAACGTGTTGCCGTTGTACTCCCTTGAGGTAATAGAATAATCTACTTCTTGACCTTGTACAAATTTGTTTTGGTCTTGTGTCTTTGAGTTGTACTCGCCGACGTCCCCGTTTTCAAATGATACTTCGAACTTGTACATAGTGCCATACTTAGAGTCCCATGTACCATTGGCGGTTACGCCGTTAACTTTGCTTTTCTTTTCCATGTTAGATTTGTATTTATTTTGTGATTTGTTTTTGTAAGTATCTCGATTTGCTTTTCCATCGAGAGTTGGTTATGCTTAAACTTGAATTTCCACGAGGTTACCGTATAGTAATTCTCCCCCGTTATTTCGCTTAATTCGCGGTTAGTGTGTTCGGTAAATAATTCCCTTAATGCTTCTTGCGTGTTCATATTGCAAATTTACGTTTTATTCTCGAAACGCCACTTATAATAGTTAGATTGATTTGCACCTATTGAGTGGTCATAATGACCCTCGGCGTATGCTTGGTTAATTGCATTTTGCTCATACTCTACAAGGCTATCCAATGCCTCGTTAAGTTCGTGTAAGGTTATATCTTGGACCTTATAGGCCGTAATATACTCTTGCGCCAATTGGAATGGTGATTTACTCATATTCGTTAAGTTTTAGTTTTCCTTTGTACATTCGGTTGCGTTTGCTTGGGTACTTTCGGCGTTGCCAAAAATATTGCTCACGCTCATACTCGGCTTCCTTTTCCCAATTGCGGTATTTAAAACCCGCGTAAATAATTCCAAAAACTCCCGCCGCGCACGTAATGCATCCAACGGTAAAAATTGCGTAGTAAATAGGTAACATAATTTATTTTTCGTTAATCTGTGAAACTTTCCAAGGTCGGATTTTATTGTATTGTATTAGGTCGCAAATGCAATCTTGAAACGTTTGCGGTTCCATTTCTTGTAATGCGCGTAAATTCACCCGTTGAATACTGGAGTGGTCTTCGTCGGCTTGAATGTAAATCCACTTTGATAATTGATAATTAAACTCCTCCGCTAACATAATACTAATGTCGCGGCTTTCGTAGAAACCCTCAAAGGGCCACGATGCGATCCGTGTGTGAACGGTTAAAATATCTATTTCCATACCACAATACTAATACATTATTTTGTATTTGCAAAACAAAATACATAAATATTTTAAAAATGTGGTATTTGGTTGGTTTGTTTTAAAGCGTTTTAAGGGCTTCGATTAGTTCGGGTTGGGGGAATACGTCGAATTTATCTTTACGTACGCTACAATGCGTAAAAACGCCATTCTCGCCCTTCAATGCGCGGGGTGTTATATCCCATATATCCGAATTATACGTTATATCGATGTCGTAACGTTCATTCCATAGTTTTAAAAGGTCGCAAACGCTTTGTATTTGGGCTTCGGTGTATGAGTGGTAATGCTTAAATCCTCGGTGGGCTTTCTTTAATGTTGTTACTTCCTCAACTTCACCGCCTACGTAGTTATAAAATTTATCTTTTTTCTTGGTCAATTGCCCCCATGCTATTAACTCAATGCCTATACTTACCTTGTCCAGGTTCCTATACGTCAACCCCTCGGCCTTAAAATGGCGGTTGGCTAGTCCTAAATGGTACGCCCAATATTTAGAACTAAACCCTTGTTTAATGGTCCCGTCGCGATCTATTATCACGCAAGTAGCAACGCGCGGTTTATCACTTCCCCACCATCGGTAAACGTCTTGGCCTTGCCCCGTACCCGCCGTGTGGTGTAAATACACTTGGGTTTTGGGGAATACCTGGCGGTAATAATCCTTAAATGCTACTTGCTTAATATTCATTTTTTCTTTACAAAGGTGTTGTAATGAAACATCGACGCCCATGTCCACAACGAGGCATATCCGATATTTATAAGTATTTCGGGGATTGGTGGGTATTGAGCCGAAAGAACGTTATACAACGCCCCTAATGCTGGGATTGCCAAGCCCACTCTTAACATGGCTTGTTCGATCAAGTTTAGTTTAGCCAAAGCCTTAACATCTCTACCAAACACGAAGATATAGAACAACGTCGCATTTACACAGATTAAAAGGTTGGCAAGTTCGTTAATTATCTGCATCGATTTTTTCTTTAAAGAAACGTTTTGCCACCGCCTCAACTCCCTTTAAACCAAGAAAGCCAAGAATAAAAGCAACACCATTTTGATAGTTAGTTTCGGATATAGACAATGCCGAACATACAACGGGTGTAATGTAGTTAGCACTTGCAACTCCCGTAATGATCGCAAAAAACGTTTGCTTGATGTTCTTAGCCGAACCCTTACCGAGCAATAACAACGAGCCAAAAAGCCCCGCTATTGATTGCATTATGTTAATTCCTATTTCGTCTAAAAAGGTTTTCATATCTCATTAGTTGGTTCGGGGAAATACTCGGGATGTAACTCTTTACACTTCTCAGTCCATTCAGCGATAGCCCTTGATGAACCAAAAACGTGTATTCCGACGGGCTTACACCACACCATTTTGCTATCCCAAGAACTTACCGCATCACCTTGCCAAAGTACATCAACGTGGTAGTTGTTTGATAGAACGGGTTCGGTTATTACTTCACCCTCTGAATCGTATGTGCCTTCGGTTAGGACTATATTACCCAATCGCACGATGCTATGAGGATGGCTTGGGTTACCTTCCTCGTCAACGCCTAATCCATCGATAAAGGTGTTGGCTTCTGTTTCTGATTTAAATTCGTATTTTCTGAACATTTTTATATTGTTGTTAGTGCGGCTAATTCGTCATCGGTTAAGGCAGTCGAGAACACAAGCGTTTGTTTTATATTTCCATAAAATGGACTTGGAGGTGAGAAATTAGTTTCCGTCAAAACTCCATCGGCAAAAGTTGAACCGCTTAATTGTGAATCAAGCTTTACGCCATTCACATACAATGCAAAATTATTTGGGGCATATCTCAACGCTACTTTATTAACTGCTGTTGAATCAAATGATGTATCATTATACAAGTATTGTTGGCTACCATTATATACAGTAACATACAAAGTGCCATCTCCATTCGCGACTTGCAATCTGACATATTGAGTGCTTCCACTGCTTTGTATTTGTATTCTTCTTGTGCCGCCACCAGCATTTATAAATGTTGAAAATTCAGCATATAATACACCTTCACTATCGTTAAATACACCAGCATTACCAGCACCACTACAAGAATCAGCCGACCTCGTTACACTACTTCCATAGGTAGGTATGTAGGATGTGGCGTAACTTCCGAGTTCTTTTTGTACTCCGTAACAAAAAATATGTTCTCCTGCACTACCATTAAAAACAGGTAATCCACCCGAAAAAGAAGGTGTAGCAACATCACTTAATGAAAAAGAAGCATCTATTGCACCGCTTGTATGCCCCCCCATAATCTCAATACGATACCAACCATTGCCGTAATCTTTTATTTCGTGCGACCAAGTAACACCAGAGCCAAAAGTGTTTGTAGTTGCAAGACTACCATTATCTAAATCTATTAAAACAAAATATCGGTTTACAAAGCCATTTGTAACGGCTCTTAACCCCCCATATTTACGAGTTCCTTTTTTAACAAAACCACTTATGGAATATGTACCCGCAGTTGTTACCCCAGAAGTTGATTCACCTATATAATGAAAAGAACTAATAGTAGTAGCCTCAGCAAGTTTAATAGCATTATCTACTCCTTCTGGAGAAGTTGCTGCATTGTTTGTTGCAGTTGCATTACCTGTATTCCAATCACTTGTGTTATAGTATTCGCTATTGACTACTAAATTCGTCCTCTGAGGCTCTAACAAAAGACTTGGACAACTCGCCCCACCCGAATAATCAAGGCGTGGCATATCTTCAAGAATACCCGCTTGTTCTGTTGTGGTGGTTGTTTCTATGTAGTCGGTACTAACTAAGCCGACTTCCAATTGAGCGTCTTGAATGTAAATTCCTGCTGGTGAAATTCCGCCCGTTATACTACCATTATCGACGGCTGGATATAAGCGTATGGCAATGATAGAATCATCATAAGTGATTGAACAACGATACCATCCATTACCTACGCTTTCTATATCAACATCTATTGTTCCATCTACCGTTGCACCAGCCACACCATTTGCTAAATCAAAATATCTTGACCTTGAACCACTTCCATCATAAGTCCACATAAACAACCAATCAACACTTTCTGCTTTGGCATATACGCTATAAGTATAAACGCTTTGACCTAAAGATAGAGATTGATTTATATATCTTGCATTCGCATCGCTTCTTTTTAACAACCAAGCATCTGAACTCCCATCATATCCCGTCTGACCTCCTGTAACCGTAATAGAAGAACTCGGACTCCAAGTAGTATCAAAAGTGTTACTCTGCAATAACAGATTCTCTCTCCCCTTCTCTATTAACCCCTCACTATTAACACGGGTAGCCGCTAAGTTAGAACCACGACTGAACGTAAAATCTCCATCTCCGTTAGTTGGCTTGGCACTATATAACGTGCCATCTTTATATCCCGAAGGTATTTGTATTAAACTCGCTTTATTTAATAAACTCATTTTGTTATAATTTTGTTAGTTCGGCTAATTCGTCATTGGTTAAACGGGTAGGGAAAAATACAACCTCTTTTATATTTCCATACATTTGAGTTGATGTATTTGCCCCATTTGCAAAATGAAATTGAGTTAAACTTGAAGGAACACTACCGCTTGTATCAGTTCCTGCTTGTACTCCGTTGACATAAAAAGCAAAATCGTTTTCTTTGTATGCAATAGCGGCTTTTACATAAGTACTTGTATCAATAGAATTTGCATATATTTGACACTGAGCAACACCTCCATTTTCTAATCTAAATCTTAATTGACCAGATGTATTTGTAAAACCAAAAATTGCGGCTTCATTGTTTGAACCATCCGAAAAACTTGCTTGATAAAATTCACTTCCTTCTGATTCAATTGCAAGGAGGTTTAAAAACAACGTACCCTCCGTTTGACCTATCAACTCACTTATTCCCGTTTTAGAACAACTATCCGCTACTCTGGTCGTGCTTGTTCCGTATGTGGGTATGTAACTTGTGCTATAACTTCCCTCTTCGAGCATTGCTCCCCACAAATAAAATCCATTTGAACCATCAAAGCCACTCCAATTTCGCATTATAAACGCTGCTGAACCACCTCCAACGGCTTCCATAACCATATAAATACGATACCATCCATTGCCATAGTCTATAATTCCATCATCTATATTATCGCCACCTCTTGAATCTATTGTACCATTTGACAAATCCACAGTTAAATTACAATCTGAAAAAATACTATTAGACACATCTAATTGAAAGAATTGCAATCCATCGTATTTAACAAAAAGAGAGGCAGTATATGTTTGTCCTATAGATATAGTTGTTGTTTGTCTAACGTTTGCCCCACTTGCGGTAGGGATAAATTGCATTGCATTTTGTACTCCTTCGGGGCTAATCGTTTGATTATCTTCTCCCGTTCCATTGCTATAAGTCCAATCTCCACTATATTCTGACTGCGTTATAAGGTTAGTCCTCTGTCCTTCAAGCAAAAGACTTGGGCATCCTCCACCGCTATAATCTACACGAGGAACGTCATCTGTTATACCCTCATATACTGCCGTTGTTGTTGTTTCAATATAAGGTTGAGCGACTAAGCCCTCGTTCAGCATAGCATCTTGGATTAGGATGTTACCGCTTGTGCCGCTTGTGTCGTTATCGTCATCGGCTGGATAAATTCTAATTTGTGTAACGCTATCGCTTAAAGAGGTGCTACATCTGTACCAACCATTTCCAATAGATTCTATTTTCGACTCAATATCCGCACTTGTACTACCTACTAAGCCATTTGATAAATCAAAATATGCACTTTGTGTACTACCACTTGAAATTCTAAACCTTATGAAATCTAAGGAACCAGATTTTGCATATATACTAAAATTTTGAACTCCAGAATTACTTATAATTTGATACAAAAAACCATTTGCACCGCTTTTACTTAACAACCAAGCATCCGAAGTGCCATCATAACCACTCTGTCCACCCGTTACGCTTACACTTGAAGTTATCCAAGTAGTATCAAACGTATTAGATTGCAACAACAAATTAGCCCTCTCCTTTTCTATCAACCCAGCCGAGTTAACCCTTGTTGCCGAACTCGCTCTTGTAAACGTCATATCGCCCTCTCCCGTGTCAGGGATAGCCGAATACACCTTACCCTCTTTTGTGGCGGTAGGTGCTAAAACTAACGACGCTAAATCGATTAAACTCATCCTTTCAAATCTCTAATAACTTGATTGAAACAATCCGCCCCTTCAACTACTCCACTATCACCCGTTACCCTTGTTTGGAACGTCTGCCAATAGTCGAAATAAGGCATTCTAAAATTAGCCATCGTGCAACTCAACGCCTCTACCGTACCCCCATCCGCTTCTACACGACTTATTAAATCGTTAAGAACTTTAAAGGGATAACCCTTGTATCGGGTTGATTTGACAAATACGCCTATCATCTTGTATAGGCTACGATGGAACCGCTAGTTAAGGTAATAGAACTAATGAAATCACCATCTTTAACGGCAATAAAAATACCGCTACGAAGTGTAACCCCACTTAATCCCAAGTCGCTTAATATGCTTGATCCATCTTTGTCTAATATAGCGGAAACCACCGCATCGTCATTTACAACGAAACCGCGAAATTCGCCCGTGTTTGCGCTTGTATTTGAAATTACCTTGCAACCCGTGTAACCCGCGCTAAAACTTTGTGCTGAAATACTCATATCTAATTAACGTTTTTTATTTAACTTGTTCGAACTATCGGGCCAATGCCTTGCGCCCATAAACTACCATCGCAACATTTTACCGAATAAATCTCCTTATCCTTACATAAACATCCACGCTTGGACCCTTTCGGTGCGCTTCTCGATGGTGTCTTTATTTTTTTATTATCCATATTACTAAAATTAAACCCGCAACAATCCAACCCCAATAACTCGGTTTTGCCTCAACTACGGGCGTTACCACCTTTTGCGTGATTCTAACCGTGTCCCCTTTAAGTGTTTGCACAACCCGAAAAGTATCGAAATAGCGATATACAATAGTGCTAACGTGTTCATTTTCGATTTTAATGGTATCTATTGCCTTGGTTACTAAAGTGTCCGTATATCGCACCGAATCGCGTATAATCAATGTATCCTTTTCGACTATAATTTTTTCGGTTATGATATTAGGGTTCTTTTTCAATGCTTGTTTTACGTGCCATTGTGCCGAGCATGAAGAAAAAAAAGCCGCTATAAATATAACTTTGGCTATTCCCTTAAATAATGGGTTGGCCTTGGGTTGCTTTTTCTTTAGGTCCGCATACACTTTAGCCAATTTTTTAACCTTGTCGGGCTTGGGTGCGTATGGTTTTACAGATTCCAATTCGTGTAATTACTTGGGTTATGGTCGGGATACATTCCGCTTTCTTGATCGGCCGAATACTCGGGGAATAAAGACGGGAAATAATTTAAATAATCCACCGCTTTGGTTCGGTACGTTTCGGCAATATCGCGTTGGCGTTTAACCAATGTATCCAATTCATCCTTAGCGGGTAAATTAGTGCCTTCGGGTGTATTTCTTAAAATCCCCGCGTTGCTAACCTCATATCCGTGAAACAACATAAAGTCGGCCATCGCATAATGGATTAACATCGGTTGTAAATACTGGCTTACCAAAGTCAAATAATCGCCCGTTAGCGTATCGCCTTGCACATCCGTTAAAATCTTACGGTACAACTTGGTGCCGCATATTTCTTGGATTTGGATGTCTTGCGCTATCTTAACAAATGGCGTTATTTTATCAATGTCCACGTTCCCTTGTAACTGCGTGTACTTAAAAAGGTGGTCTTTAGTAATTAATAATACGTTGTCGTTGGTGTACA